GACGGGACAAAGACAGCGGAAGAAGCTTTCGCTGACATGTTCGCCAACATCGGCAAAGCCTTCATCGACATGGCCACGCAGATGCTGGCGCAGAAGGCAATCCTGATGCTGCTAAGTGCATTTACCGGTGGCGGAAGCCCAATGGGTGGAAGCGGATACTTTGACTCGATAACAGGCAAAGGTATTGCCGGGCCTAACTTCGGACTTGCAGAAGGCGGTTATGTCACCGGCCCAACTAATGCACTAATTGGTGAGGGCGGCGAACCGGAATATGTGATCCCCGAGTCGAAGATGGGTAGCGCTATGGAGCGTTACTCAGCAGGTGCGAGCGGTTCCTCTTTGTTGGATGGATCTCCCGGCGGCGGTGCAGCTGTAGCGGAGGCACCAACAACAACATCAGTAAACATCAGCGGTGGCGTTATGCAATTCGGCGGAGATGATTACATCCGCAAAGATCAAATCCCTGGCATCATCGAACAGGCTGGAGCGCAAGGCGAGACCCGTGCTTTACGTCGGCTGCGTAACTCACCATCGGCACGCCGTAAAATCGGTCTATGACAACCTACGCCTTAGGTCACTACTTCCGACTTATTCGTGATGATGACACCATCGCGCTCGCATTACAGAACTTTTTTATCAGCTCCACTGTTTCGTATGAAGGCAACGCCTACACATTTTCTCCTTTTGGCTTTAGCGGTGTCAGCACCAGCAGGCAGGGAGATCTCGACCCAATAGTGGTCACTTTCCCCAATAACCCCTTAGCAAGAGGCTATTTAAGCGACGCTTTGCGCGGCCTGTCATACAGCGGTATTGCGATCGATAACCGCCCATGGAAACGCCCTTTCGTTGGCGAAGTTGACGTGTGTCTAGTCGACCCAGAAAATAGAACAGTCACCAATCGCCTATTCAAATACACCGGCCAGTGCACTGCTGGCGGCTGGGATGACACCGTATTAACGTTGGAATTGTCAAGCATTTTGGACGCTGTCGCTTCTGATGTCCCAACCCGAACGCTCATCCAAAGGCAAGTCGGCAGCTTGCCGATCACCTCAAGCATACGACTTAATTGATTTAATAGGCACGCCATATATCTATGGAGAATCCGACTGCATCCACATCGTTCTTGAATCCCTGGAGCGCATGGGAATTGAGGCCCCACCATTAAATCGAGCCTGGTACGAGATGCCAGTAAGGCAATGGGCTCGGGACTTACTTAAGTGGGGAGAGCGCGTAGAGGAGCCTCGCTACGATGGAGATGTAATTGTGTGGGCTAACCCACCCGGATTTGCTGTTGTATGGAACAAGGGATACCTACACATCAACAAAGAACTTCAGAAGGTGCATTGGTTCCCCTTGAGTCATATACGCTCCCACTTCTCCCGTATGAACGCGACCTCATCGCGCAGCTCGGCGTTTCGGAAGAAGAGTATAGAGACTTTGCCGCCCAAGTAAGCAGCCGCATCCGCTACGACCAGCTTGAAGGCGTTCCAACTAATGACGCAGTTATAACGCCCATTCTTATCAACCTGGCAATCGGGCTGATACTGACTGGTGTCAGCATGTTGCTGGCTCCAAAGCCACAAGATAATGAGCAGAAGAAGCAAAAAACTTTTGAGATTACAAGTAAAACGGGGCGCACCCGGTTTAATAACAGCGTTGGTTTTGATGGCGCACCTGCCCTAGCCCAGCTAGGAAGTCGCATCCCGATCCCATTCGGTTTATTCGAGCCAGACACCCCTGGAGCAGTTGATGCGGATATTTTTAAGCAAAGCGGCGGAATTCTTGTAGAGCCATTGCTCGTTTGGTCGCGTATGACCAGTCACGGCAAGTTCCAAACGCTGAAATTCCTTACCATTATTGGCCAAGCCAGTATCGAGCAAGTTCCAGACCTGGCGGGCATCTTTATTGGTGGTCAGCCTTTAGGCAACTTCTTTCAAACCAACTACTGGGTCGCCTACAAAAGCGTTGTTGATGACAACCGTTTATTTTTAGCTGACCAGCTGTACGGCAGAGCAGCAGAAGGCCCTGACGGTAACGGCGGAATTTTTGTCTGCCCAACTCTTGAGGGAGACCGCGAACCAGGATTTAGCGCAGCACATACACCAGCTAACACAACCAGTTTCGGGGTTTACCAAACCATCCCTAACGGCGGCAGCTGGCGTGTGAACTGGGAAGTAATTAGCTTTCCAAAACTAGAAGATCAAAAAGACGATCCAAAGTACTACATCCAGAGTCAGCGCAAAAAGATTGCAGGCGAGGAGGGGAAAACTAGAGACAGTGGTATGCGGGGCATCGGTCGCCCTTATTCAAACAAGTGCGGCGTCGTTGCATTTAATGGCAACGAGTACAGACTCCCTACCGAAATTGCCGAAGTAAATCTAGGCGATCGGATCACATACAGAATCTCTGGCGGTCAGTTTGACTATGACAATACATCGCTTAACGCTGATTCAGGCATAGGAATACAAGACCTAAATAGCACCACCAACACCACTAGAGAACGCGCTGACGATCTACTTCAACCCGGTGAAGTATTTATGATGAACCGTACCATCTTTAGGGTTACGAGTAGAAACCAAGACGTTTGGACCGCGTCATCAGGCACCTACAACTACGACTTAGAAGTCATCGGTTTCACTGGTGCAAACCGCACAATCGGAATCATCGGAACACAGAATGTTGAAAAATATGTTTTAGGTGAAGGAGGGGACAGCGACCCTTCAGAAGCATTTAAAGGCACCGGCTGGTATCCACTGAGCAAAGTAGATTTTGGCCAGGTCAAAAACACCCGCGCCGTAGAAGTAACAGAGATTGGAATCAAAGCACAACTATGGTCAAAGGCCAGTGGGCTATTCAATTTTAATGAAACTCCTTCACCAGAAAAATTGAGGGAGATGGACGAAGATGGCTACAACATAAAAAGTGGAGCAATCAGCAAGTACATGCGTCGCACGGCATTTTTCATGCTTGCTGTTCGAGACCCACAAGACATCCAAGGGTATACCGCATCGGATGGAACGGAGGACTCATTAAGCGATGACCTAATGGAAGGCTATGACATCCTTGGCGATGTCAGTTTTGCTGTCTCAGGAACAACGCCAGTCGATCAGTTCAGCTACATCCGCATCCAGCACCCTGGAAAGATCGGACTTGAATATCGTTTAATTCCAAAACCAGCAACAACCATTATCAGAAACCAAGACGCTCAGAATCAGAGCGTCCTTGTCCTAAACGCATCAGGAGAACTTAAGACAAGAACAGTAACGTCTCCTTATTACGGGACATTTAGGTTGCAATTTAACGCTTCTGAAGTTCCGTTACCTGAGCTATTAGATCTGCCAGAAGTGCAGGCAGGTGATTACACCGTGCCCGAGAGGCGCGAAGATTGCATCGCCACTAGCGCCCCAGACACGACACCACCCCAAGGTGGCGGTTACCTGCAAGCTTTTCTCGAATCACTCGACAACGGGAATTGGAATCTTAAGCCTGTACCCGGCAATCCTCGGAAAAACGTTTATGGACAGAGACGTTCAACAACGTTTCAAGCTCGGTCTGATAGAGGCAGTGTAATTATAATTGCCGTTGACGGGACCGTAATTGATGCAGGCGGCGAAGCAAGACTCGCAAGCCACGGCACTGCTAAAGCCTGGAGCGCAGGATTCAGATACTCATCAGGAGACGAAGTAGAAGACGGTGAGGTGTTTTATTCCACCCGAACTGTAAGTAGCACCTGGCACGGTCAGTACTTTGGGATCAACAGCGCCACCCGCCAATACACAACAGGAGCTGAATGTCTGACGATAATCCCTGGCTATACAACAACCCGTGAGTTTGAAAACAACGCAGCGATTAAAGAACTCAGCCCTTATCAAGAAATTTCAAAGAGCTGTGATGATAACCCCGAATTTATGATCACCTATGTGAATGAAAGCACAAGCGCCGTACCAGCCCCAAATTATTACGCGATGTCGATGTTGGGCTTCAAGATACGTTCATTGAACCGCACCACATCATTCAACCAAGTGCAGGTGTGGCTACCAAATGGCATTTCGATTAATCGCTTACAGCCGCAGTTATTCAATAATATCGATGGTGGTGCTGCCTATGGTCCATCCAACAACTTTGCCGACTTTGCTTACTACCTGTTGACTGATGAAAGCGCAGGCAGCGGAGCATTGGGGCGTGAGATCAGCGACAAGCTAGTGGCGCGGGGGTGGTTTGAATACACCGCTCGATTCCTTGATGGCTACTGGATGCGATTTGATGGTGCGCTTGCTGATTCCGTAAACATTCGCGATTATCTAACCCAGCTTGCACCTTATTTCTTGTGCAATTTCGTGATGATAAACGGCAAGTTTGCATTGAAGCCTGCGTTACCCATGGCGGGTGACCGTCTCAATGAAGGTCCAATCGATGTAGCAATGATGTTCAACGATGGAACGATCGCTGAAGGCACGTTCAAGCTTTCATACTTGCAGCAAAGTGAACGCCAAGACTTCCGCGCAAACATGATTTACCGCCTCAGCGAAAAGAACAGCCTGGTAGAGAAACGTTCCATACTGGTTCAGTGGCGCTGGGATGAAAACGAAGACAGCGATACAAACAACAACATCACCACAATCAATCAGGAAGACTTTGATCTCAGCGAGTTCTGCACCCGCAGATCACACGCTTTTGCAGTGGCTCGCTACATGCTGAGCACGCGCAGACGAGTTGACCATGTAATCGAATTTAAGACAAACCCAGAAGGACTAAGCCTTGCACCAGGCGACTTCATCCGGGTAGACACAAAGATGTCACCCTACGAAAACTTCCAAAACGGAGTTGTAACAACCGAAGGAGCTGTTGTCAGCCCTGCCCCAATAAAGGACGGGAAACAAATGGCTTATGTTTTCCGCCAAGGCACAACTGAAGTGGTACTGGAGGAGATTGAGTTCTTAAACAATAGAGTTACAGACGAGACACTATTTGGAGCACTTTTCAACGTACCTAACATCGCCAGACGGCTAGGTATTTATGCTGTTGAAAGCATCGGTATAGAAGAGGACGGCCTGATCAAGATCACCGGCTCGCATCATCCAGTATTCGAGGATCTTTCCAGTAAAATTGTGTATGACGTGCTCCATCCCACCGAGCAATTCACAGTAGTGGAGGAAGGATGAGTTATCCCCAGCTAGTACCAACTTCACGCTCCTTTGACGCTG